AGCCCCAAGCCACAAGCGTCAAGCTTAAAGCCGCAAGCCTCAAGCTCCAAGATACGTGAGCCACGGAAAAGTTTCACGGACCCTGAACCAAGGTGCTCTACCATGATGAAAGTGTTGTGTGGATGCTTAATATGAAAGGCTATTTGGTGTGGTGAAAACTTAATTTTATTCCCTTTACATACCTTTAATTCTACTGTGAAAAAGTGGCCAGAAGTATTACAGGCCAATAGATCAGGAGTGCCAAGTAAGCTATGATTCTCCAGTCTAATCCAAGAAATTTGTGGAATAGATTTTTTAATTTTATCATAAAATTTACGCTCAGGTTTCAAGGGAACTATGGCTTTCTAATCTGGTGTGTTAGGAGCAATAATTAACTTTTGTTTTGTAGGTTTCAATACAACACGTATTGCACTTTGTCCAATTATATTTGACTCTTGCACTTCAATTCTTTTTACTTCCTCCAAGTGTCCATTTACTTGCATGTAAATGGTAGCGTTTGAAACTGCATTTCCTTTCTTACCATCTGTAAATTGATCTAAATATTCTTGTAGATGCTTAACAAACATAGTTGACTTTATAGGATAGTTCCCTTAAATTGTCAATCATGGGAGTACCAAAAAGATTAACTGAAATGCAACAACGCTTCGCTGAATTCTTGGTATTCGGTGGACCCGAAGGACCAATGACTAAACGTGAAGCTGCTATCGCTGCAGGTTATAGTAAGGAAAGAGCTATGAGAGAAGGATCAGAACTAACCAATCCCAAATACTCACCACTTGTAGTCAAGTATATTGGTGAACTGAAAGAAGAAAGATTACGAAAACATGAAGTAACTTACGAAGGTCACATCGCAGAACTTGCTAGACTTCGTGAGGCCGCTTTGAAAAAAGGATCATTCTCTTCAGCAGTGAATGCGGAAGCAAACAGAGGAAAAGCAGCAGGATTATACATAGATAGGAAAATAATAAAAACAGGAAAATTAGAGGACAT